GTCTCACTTATGCGTCTCATCTTCATATGCATTTTGAAAGCCTTAGTAATTGTCAGCTGGATCGCGTTGATGGGACAGCTTTTTGGGTTCAAGTTTGTGCGGAAGGTCTTTTTGGATCCACGAACTCTTATGGTTTTTCTGTTATTATTTGTCCTTAGGATTTCCGGGTCGGTTGCAGATTTTATTGATTTTGTCATCGATAACGTTCGTTCGACTTTGGGTAATTCGGATTCGAAACTATTTCTTTGGTCTCTAGGTTTGTTCAATACCATTTCATCTTTGGTTTATTGGATTGTGGTGTTTCCTCCGGCTCTAACTATAGAAATGATAGACATGATTTCGGCGTCCAATAAAAAGGTTTTTAATGTTAACTCGATAGGAAAACTCGAGAACTTGCCTTCTGGTGATGATGATGAAATTTTGACATCTTCTGATATCGAATACTGCAGTCAGCGTTCGATTGCCGCTGATGACAGTGATAGAATTTTTCGGGCCAGTAACCGTTCGGGTTTTGCACCTGTAACGGAAGTTAACATTGCTAAGATCCCTCAAATTGCGTCCGGTGCTTTCATGTTGGGAAGCAGCAGTATAGACACTAACCAGCTGCTGTTAGAAAAATCAATGTTGAGTGTTAGAGTTGTTCGTCGTCATGGTTTGAAACTATTGGGGAACGTACCCACCAATTTGTTTGACGCTTGCTTTCTCGGTAGTGATGTCGTGAACAGATTACTTAAGGATAAACCGACATATATTGACGTGGTAATGCAATCTCTGGAATCACAACACGACCTCATTGTCGTGTGCGGTGATCTATACTATTGCAATGGTGACATCGATGCTGTATCGAGTGACACAGTAGTGTTGATTGAGGACGGGTCACAGCTTTACAGACGCGTAGATCTATCCGACGGCACAGCGCAATTGACGAAGCTACTAAAAACTAAACGGCATGTCAACTGTGGTTCTCTTTCACGATTTTTAAGTTTGTTAGCTAGTGGACTAAAGGACTGCGGGGACGGTCAGTGTTGGCGCAAGTGTCTCGGGAAGGAACCTTATGATATCGATTCCACGGCATCTAAGGGTGTCATACGTGCACACTTCAATAGATTCTTGATTCACGATATTATAAAATACAACGCCGTTCTGATAACTGAAGGTGAGGTGTATAATTTGTCACCTTCTGGTAACAAATTTGGACTTTATGCAGATGCGAACTATCATTGTTTCCGTATCAACACGAACTTCAGCGAGACATATAATATAAAGATGCATGAACTGAAGTCTGCTTCTGAG